ATTCGGCGCAGGGTCGGCGCTTCTTGTCGTCGTACCACAGCTTCATAAACTGTGAACCACCCAACGGCAATTGGGTCAGCATTTGCTCCTGCTCATCCCTAAACTCTTCAATCTGCTCGGTCAACTGCCAGTTCATGTAGTCGCGCTTGCGCTCTGCGACTTCGGTCTTCTCTTCGGTGACGTCGCCCAGAATTTTGGTCTTGGCTGGGCCATCAGGTGGGAACATCTCTTTGATGGCGCGGGAGGCAAAGTCAACGCACGCCTCAGCCATCATGGGGTGAACAACCTTCGAGGCTCCGAGGAACTGCGCCCCACCCGGGGCATCATCCCCCATGCCCGTTCTGCGCAGACCCTCTTCATACTGCTTGTCCCGCTTCTTGCGTGCTTGGCGGTCGTTGTCAATCAGGTCAATGTAACGAGTCGCCAAGTCCTCCAAGACGTTGATGCTGATGAGTTCCTCAGCCAAGTTGGCGTAGAAGTCCTCGTCCTCGGCTGGGCCTTTGAAGTCCTCTAGCTTGACGACAGCGGAGCCGTCAGGGAGTTCCTCGACTTCTGGGTCTTCCCCGGGGAGCATATCCACCTCCGCTCCCCCCTCTTCAGTCATGCGGATGCCCTCAATGAAGCGGTCTTCGTCTGGGCCAATTGGGTAATCTGTTGCCATGTGTAATCCTTATCGTGCCATTGCGGCAAGTCCACCGCGTCGTTTTTTAAGTTCTTCGGGCTTCTTGCCACTAAATAACTGAGCGCCTTTTTTGATGCCTTTTTTAATCAATCCTGCTGGCATGAGTACAGTAGCCACCCCCTCAGCAATGGGGAACTCGCTCTCTCCAAGCGCTCCAGCTTTGTGCATTGCATCAATGTACTGCTGACTGCCAAACCAAGGCTTATCGGACGCCAACTTGAACTTAGGGATTCGGTCTTTGCTATCAGCAACATCCAAAACCGACTCAGGCTTACTGATTGATGGGATAGCGCTTTGCACCAAGTCCACACCCATCGCGCCCAAGTTCAACAAGTCAGGAATACCGCCAGCGTATGAAGCGCCAACGCGAAGGGCAAAGTCCTTCACGCCCCTTGGGGTCTTGAGTTGGCTGGCCTCGTCCTTGATGTTTTGCTTTATCCAGTCATACGTTGCTGGCGCGTTATTCTTGATGCGTTGCAACGTCTTGTCATCTATGAGACGGAGGTCGTTGGCGGTCACACCCAACTCTTCTGGCGAGAATGAGCCTGCGCTTGTGGTGATGCCACCCTTGTCCATGAACTGTAGCTTTTTAAATGCGGCCCCACCTTCTGCGTAAACGTCTGGCAACTCAACATTGGGGCGACGAAAGTAAGGCTCTGATTCTGGTATGACCAAACGGTTTGACCTTTCAAGTTCTTCCCTAAGCGCTTCAATAAAATCCTCTTGAGTCCTGCGGGGCATACCTTCGCGCAAGTCGCCACGGGGGTTTATTTTTACAAGGCTAGATGGCGCACCGCTCTCTGCTAGGGCGCGGCTTCTATGTCGGCCTTCGTGACCAGTAATTTTTGGATTGGTAGGGATACCAACCTCATCTTTAAACAGATTTAGATAAGGCACATCGTCAAATCCGCCTTGCAAGCGTTGCAGGTGTTTGATGTACTCATCTGTTGGGACGGTCATCTTGTCGATGTCGCCTTGCTTTGCCAACTCAGCCATCTTTGGGCCAACACTACTTCTCTTTGTAAGTTCAGCCGCATACCGCTCAAACTCGGCAGGGCTGAGGGTAATCATTGCGCTGGCGTTGTCACCTGTAAAGGCTTCCTTGAGCGCGTCCTCTTGGTACATCTTCTCAAGGTTTGGTATCTCGTCAGCCGCACGCTCAACACGCCTTGCACCGTAGTTGCCCTTCATATTGCGAACAGCCTCTCGGACGTTGTTCATTTTGCTTGGGATAAGGATGCCGGGGGCTTCCAACCCAATGCGAGCCGTGGGCATCATGTTTAGCCTCATTTGCTTTGCCGCTGGCGACTCAACGGGCGCGTCAGCCAGCAACCTTTTACCGACACTAGCAAGCCCAGAGACTACCTTACCTGCCTTGCCTCCCTTGTCCATATAAGCCAGACCGCCACGGGCAAAATCAACATTGCCCTTGATGGCGGTCTCAGGTATCACAAACTCTGACCAGTTGTCTGGTGCGTGTTCAAGGCGTACTTTATAGCCAGCCTCATACGGCGTGCGTTTGGCTTTACCCGTCGCCTCATCAACAATTTTTTTACTTAGGAAGTCTGTGGGGTCTTCCCTCATTATCCTGTTACCTTCCAAGACGCGACCAAGCACGGTCATGGGAGGCCAATTCTTTCGTGCGCTGTCTTCCGTAAATACGCGCTGACCCTTGTCGTACTTGTAATTTAACGAGTCCATCGTCGCCTGCATATCCATCGCTCTCTTGCGTACTGAGTCGCCAAACGATGTGTGGAAGTCTTGCAAGTTAGTAAGCGGTTTGTTGGCGGTCACTGGTGCTTTCATGCCAGCAGACTCTGCCGCCTTGCCTATTGCGTCTGACGCCACTTGCTCTTCAGCCATCAGCTTCTTGCCTATCTTGCCAATTCCCTTGACTAGCTTCCCACCGTCAGCCATGAACTCTAGCTTCTTGAAGGCACTGCCTCCTTCAGCCATGAATTGAATCTTCTTGAAGCCAACCTCACCACCTTGGGCCATGCCCATGCGGGCTTGGATGGAGGCTCTCAGCTTGGCATCAGCCTCTTCGATGTTGACTCCGCCACCTTTAGCCATTCGCTTTTGAATCGCTTCTTTCAAGCGTTGGTCAGCCTCTTCAATGTTGACGGCTCCGCCCTTCTTGAATCCCTCACGCAATAGGTGGCGGATGTATTCGTCGTTCAGTTCCTGACTAGGCAAGCCTTCGCCCTTCACGCCAAGAGCAAGGTCGTAGTAGCTTGGCTTTCTATCGGGGTTGTTCTTTTTGAATTGCTTGTGCCAGTCAGGCAGATACACCTCGGTCGGTGTTGGCATCATGTTGACGCCCAAGTCTTCGCCTCGGAGCAGGGTAGGGTAGCCGGGGTGCAGGTCTGGACGGTACTCCGCCTCCTTATCAATGCGGAACAGGCGAGGGCCAGCCGCAAACGTCGGCACATCACCGCCGTGTTCGGTGTGTAGCAGGCTTGGCTCGGTCTCACGCTTGAGAATGTCCGTCGGTTTAAAGATGACGCCCTTGCCGCTCTTCTCTCCACCGATGGCAACGCCACCCTTGCTGGGCGCGGTTCCTTGTCCCATCATCACGTCAGCCAGTGCGGCACGCTTATCGAACGTGTCAGCCTGTCGCCATATCTTGGGGTCGCGAATGTCCGCGCCCTTGCCAAACGTCAGTTCTAGGTTTTGGTTAATCTTGCCAGCCAGTTCGTCGGACAGGTTGCCCTGCTTCATTGAGGTAACAAAGCCACGCTTTAGCTTGTCAAAGACGATAGGGTTGGTCTTGAGTTGGTTTGCCGAGCCAAGCATGGTTGTCCACGCCGTTTCAGGCGTCGTCAAGTTAGTCAAGCGTTTAGCGGTATTTGAATCCATAACGCCCCACACCTTGCCAGCGTAGGCAGGGTCAGCCTCACTGATTGCAGGGAACGAAGCGCCACCGATGTTGCCACCACCCACGCGGGTGCGGTCAGACTGAGTAGTCGTGGTGCGCTTCATGCCTTTTTCCATCTGCTGACCAAGAGCCTCAGAGGCTTTGACCTGCTGTTGAGCCTTGATGAGTTCAGCCGCCTTGCGACCAGCATCAGCACGTTGGGCGGCGTTGAGTTCATCACCTGACATTAGGCGCTCTCGCACCTTGCCAAGTCCACCTAGTAGTTTTTTAGCGTCTGCCATCTTTTACACCGCATAGGGGTTGACCCGCTCTTTGCGGGCATAAGCGTAGTCATCATCGTCATCATACCGAGGCTCAGGGTTTATGTCGAGGAAGCCCATATCCTTGAGCAGGCGCATTGCCTGCGTGGCTGAGTCCACATAGTCGTCGTGCTGGGCATCAGGGAAGGCGCATATCTGGGACAGGAAGCCTTCGCACCAGTCCTTGACGTAGCCCTTGTGCTTGTCCGACTCAGGGAGCCAGACCCTGCCAGTTGAGAAGATGCTGGCGGTAATCTGGAGGCGGGTCATCTTGTCCGCATTGCCGGGGTTCCACGCACGCACGGGCAAGTGCATCGCTTGCAGTTCCTGCACCAGCGACAGCCCTGACGCCTTGGCCTCAACCAGTATCAGGTCAGGCCGCTTGGCATCCTTGCCCTCGCCGTAGGACAGCCTCCACTCATCTAGCACCTTGGGCTTCAGCTTGGGGAAGGTCAGGTGTTCAGCCCAGCAGTCGATGAGCAGGACAGACATCGGGCCATCAAGGGGCTTGAACACGCCCCACGTTGTGGACGCTGTCGGGTCGTTGTATTCCTTGTCCGTGTAGGCGCAGTCCAGCGACATGAGGATGTACTCGAACTTAGGGAAGGGTCGGTCAGCAGGGTACATCTGGAACATGGAGCGGCTGACCACCTTGCCATCTTCGAGGTCAACGAGTTGGCCCATCACCTCCTGCTCGTACAGCTTGGAGCCTTTGTATTGCTCCAGTTGCTTACGGAAGGTCGAAGCAAGGTTGGCCTCGTTCTCATAGGTGCTGGCGCGGTCAATCACCACGTCGTCACCCTCGCGCCCCACGAGGTCGAGTATCAAGTCCTTTGGGCGCGGTGTCGTTGTCACAATGACGCGGGGCTTGTCACCCAGACGCAGGCCCATCATCATCATGTCCCACGCTTCGCCAGCCCCAAGGTATTGGAAGGCGGCTAACTCGTCACACCATGCGAAGTGGAACTGAGGGCCACGCAGACGCTCGTATGAGTCAGCGCTGATGCCACGGATGATTGACCCGTTGGACAGCTTGATTTGGTGGTCTTGCTTGTTGTAGTCCACCACCAGTTCGTCAGGTATGCAGGCCAAGAGGCCAGACTGGCCCTCAAAGCAAGTGTGCTTGATGTCATTGGACGTGGGCGCGAGTACAAGGCAACGGCTGTTTGGGTTTGTCCATGCCCACCACCAGAGCGCCTCAGCGGCGGAGCGGGTCTTGCCTGCGCCTCGCCCTGCCAGCATCATCCAGACGGTGTAGTCCACCTCAAGGGGTGGTGGTATCTGGTAGCGGTGAGCGCCTGCCACCCACTTGGCGTGGGCGATATAGGCAATGCGGTCATGCTCAGGGCGGGCGTTGAACTCCGCCTGCACCGCTGGGTCTGACATCAACTCAGCCAGCACGCTTAGTCATCTCCATGTTGCGGATGACTTCAAGGAACTTGTTGGCGTTGGTGTCCTCGGTCTTGATGGCGGCTCCACCCTCCACCCCTTCCAGCGCCACACGGTCGCCGTACTTCTTGGGCTTGAGTTTCATCGCCGTCCACTTGCGGGCCTCAATGCGGTTCTTCTGCCACTGGAGGAAAGCGCCGTCCAGCTTGTGTTCAATCAATGCGCCAGTCTTCTTGTCGGTCACCGCGATGATTTCAGGTTGCTCGTCAGCAATGGCGATGATTTCATCAGCCAGCGTGTCAGCCTGCTCCTCCCGTGCGCGTGCGTACTGGTTGGCGAATTCAGGGTGGCGGAGCAACCAATCGTAAATCACAGTCCTGTCTGGCATCCCTGCTGTCTTGACAATCTCTCTTAGACTCTCTCCCTCTGCTATGCGTATGCAGATGATAGAAGCCATGTGAGTGTTGTATGTGGTGGGAGCGCCTACAGGGTTCTTTTTGGGCGTGGGGCCACCTTGGGCTTGCGTAGTAGCCTTCGGCGTCTTGGTGGGCTTCTTACCCCCCTTGACGGGCGTCTCGTACACAGCAGGCTTAACTATCTTCTCAGCCCGTGTGGTCTTGCGCATCTTTGGTTTGGTTTCTGGCATAACCCGTAATCCCTATGTGAATGAATGACGTAAGTGTATTCGATTCGCTTTCATTTCGCCATTGGATACTTATCCACGGACATTGGATACTTATTCGCGGGTCACTGTATACGCAGAAACCGACTCGGTTCTACTTCGCTTTGGATTCGCTACATAGTCTCTTGACGTATGCGCTGGACTCTTGTTTCATACAATCCTCTTCGTCCAGTGTGAAGTCAGGAACCCACATCCAGAACACAAGGAAAGCAATGAACATTATACCAATCACCACCTTCTCAAGCAATGACTCTTCTTTCATATATTTTTACTCCTTATTTTGTGTTCTATGGCTAAAGCAAACAAACCCCAAGCCTGAATGCTTCTATTCTTTTCTTGAAATATTTCGCCAATTTGTTCAATTTCTTCAGTAGTCAATTCAACCCACTTTTTTGGTGTGGCACTCAACGCCAGCATTTTTTCTATGTTTTTTGGCTGAGGATGCTTGTGTCCCCTTTCCCAAGAAGTAACGGTTCCTCGACCAACCCCTATGGCTTCTGAGAACTCAAATTGGTTTAAACCAAGAGAGCCACGCAACTTTTTAATTTGCTCTGGCGTCACTTGACCTCCTCCACAGTCACGCGGTACTTGCGACCGTTACGGTCTTCCACGTCGATAGTCTTCTTGGTACTGGCAAAGCCACCAGTCTCAGTCAGGTCGTACTTAGGGCGGCTCACGCTGGACAGCAACTTCTCGGCGTCATTGGCCTTCAGGTTGTTCACGATGGTGTGAGCAATGTAGTCGCAGTACACGACGTAGGACTTGGGCAGGTTATCAAAGAACTTGCTGACGATGGTGTTCATGGTGTCAAAGTGCGTCATATCGATTCGCTTTCTATTCGGTTGTGATTCGGTTGGGGGCTTGCGCCCCCGTGGTTTAGAAGTGTGGGTCAAAGTGATGGTCACGCATACCGATAATCAAACCACCACTACGGCGTTGCTTGAATCTGCCTGTCTCTTGGTTGATGTAACCGCGAACCCATTTGCCTGTCTTGCGCTCCATGCGATACATATCGGCGTACCCAGAAGGGTTTGGCTCGAAGGTGTAGACGGCGCTACCGTCATGCACGCTACCAGAGACAACCGTTGGCTTGTCTTCAATAACGAAAATCTCGTATGCCCAGACCTTGCTGGTCAACTGGGTAACCTTGGTCACTGTCGCGGCGTGGCGGTCAGTCCATGACAACTTGGTTGCGCCCATGCCAACTTCAGGTGCTGGTGCGCCATCCGTCATGCGGCTGTACAAGTGGTTTACGACGCTGTTTGTTTGTGTTCCGATGTTCATTTCGCTGTTCTTTCTGTGTTACCTGACTGTGCGGATTTGCTGTGTCAGTGGAGTTAGTATAACAAAAAATTAAACAATACAAAGCCCCCACCGAAGTGGGGGTTATTGTTACCAGCCGTACTTGCCTGCGCAGATGGGGCCAATGCCACGGTCGATGCTGTCACCGTCAGTCAACTCACGACCGCAAACCGCGCAGGAGCCAAACTTCTGACCGTAGGCTATGGCGGCTTGCTTGGGGTCGCTGGCGACCGCTACGATGCGTTCCTGAGCCTCTGGGGTGCAATCGCGTGAGGTGAAGAGGCGACCGCCCATGACCTTGCCCAAGTACAC